ACGATGCGCCGGCTGTCGGCCTCCTCGGCGACCTGCCGCCTCCCACGTCAGCGCAGCCCCCGGCGGTAGGGCAACAGCCGCCAGGGCAGCCGCCCCGGCCACCGGGGCCGCCACCCGGGGTGCCGGGGATGGGGCCGAGGCCTCCGATGATGCCGCCGCCACAAATGCCGCCGCCGTCACCCATGCCACCCAACCCTGGCGCCGCCGCCATGGCCATGGGCAACCGCGCCGCCCTGGCCGGCGGGCCGATGCCCACCGCATATGGCCAGATAGCCAGAAGGGCCGCCCTGTCACCCCTCTTCGGTCCCGGCGGCCCGCCACTGGCTCCCCCCTCACCAGGAGGCCCGCCACAATGATCGACATGCTCATCTGGGTCCTGATCCTCTGCATCATCGCCGGCCTCATCATCTGGGTCGTGCGGCAACTCCCGCTGCCCGAGCCGTTCGGCAACATCGCGGTCGTCGTCGTCTGCGTCATCGTCCTGGTGATGTTGCTCTCCGTCCTCCTCGGCGGCCTGCCTGGGATGCGTTTCCGATGAAAACCTTAACCTTCATGAAGACCACCAAAGAGCCGAAAGCGGACACGAAGGCGCAACTCGCGGCCGTGAAGAACCCGGAAAGCGCGAAAAACGCCGCCTTCTTCGCCAAGGGGACGCCCGTTCCAAAAATCCCGGCCGGTCTGCTCGCGACACGGCGGCCAGAAGGCACGATCGTCAGCAAGACGCCTGTCGCCGTGCCCAGGAACCTCACCAGCGGCGCCGTGGCCGGCTTGCTGGGCTATCCCGAGACGAAAGCCCAGGCCATTCGGTCGGGCGCCCCCGCCGTCGTCCAGGGACGCACGAGCAAAGGCGCGGTGGCGCATGAAAGCCTCGCCTCGCCGGCCGGTATCCCGGCCGCCGTCGCCGCCGCCCGCGCCGCCGTCCCCAAAGGGAAGGTCGTCATCACCACGCCGCTGGCCGTGCTGGCCCGCCGAAAAGCGAAGCGGTGACAAAGCCATGGCACTGACCCGTGACATGATCCTGGCCAGCAGGCAGGCCCAACGCCTAAGTGCCGATGCCGAGTTCCTGGCCGTCCTGGCCAGGATCGAGCGCACGGCGACCGAGCAGGCGGTGACCAATCCCGTGCCGGAACAGCGCGAACAATGCCGCCAGCTCGCCCTCACGGTCATGTGCATCCGCCAGGAGATAGCGGCCGACGCGGACCTCGAGGCGGCCGAGCAAAGCCGTGAACACCTCGCCAGAGGTATGGAGTAGCGCGACCATGGCCTCCCTCCTCCTCCCCGACGAGCAGACACAGCCGCTCCAGCCGCTGCTGCCGCTGGACGACCCAGACAAGCTGCCGCCGGCGCTCCAGCCAGACCCGCGCGCCGAGGCCCTGGGCCAGCTCTACCGCCAACTGGCGGCGCGCGCCGAGAAGAACACCCAGCATGGCATCTGGGATCCCAACAACCCGGTCGGCGCCGAGACGCTCCAATCCATGGGCATGCCAAAGCCGACCACCTACGCCGGCACTATCGGCGAGTTCCTGAACCCATCCACCGGCCGGCTGACCGATCGGGGTCAGGCCAGGATGGATGACAGTCCCATGCTGGGCTTCGACACTGGCGGCCTGGGTGGTGTCAGCCGCCGCATGCTGCGTCCCGGCCTCGGTCACAACAGCGGTGCCAGCGGCCTCCTCGATGTCCTGGGTCAGGACGCCAGGATGCCGCAGACCAGCCTGCTGGGGGATGTCGAGGCGACCCGCCTGCCGGCCTCCAAGGTGACGCTCAACCCTGACGCGGTCGGCTTCAAGGATCGTGTCTCAACCAGCATCCCATCGGCGAAGAACGCCCCCGACGCGCACGATACCGCCGACTATCTCGTGAACTATGACCGGTTCAACGCCGCTCCCGATGTCTATAAGCAGCGGGTCAATGATGTGCTGCCGCGTCATATCGGCGTGACCGACCCAACCCCAGAGGGGTTTATTCACCACCTGACCGGCAACATCCGCGCGCTCTGGGACGCGACCCCGCCGCAATGGCGGGAGGGCGCCATGGGTTGGTATAACGGCGCCCGCACGCTGGCTGAGAAGATGGCCGACGAGTTCGGCACCAGCGTGCGCCAGCAGGCCGCTAACCTCGCCACCCTCTCCCCGCAACGCCCTTGGGAACATAACGTCGAAGCCGCCCGCCGTGTCGCTGGCGTCGTGTCGGACCATGCCGACACACCCTGGAGCATCGACCACGAAACCGCGTGGCTGCAACCAAAACAGCAGCCCAGCGGTCAGCTACAGGAGGCTTTCGCCGTCAACAATCCTGGCTGGCTCGATCGTTACGAGCGCATCAAGGGCAAGAGTTTTGGCGAGATCACTGACCCTGAAGACGCCGCCTTGTGGTTCCGCCTGCACGATCGGGCCTACGCGCCGCACAACAACGCTCGCGTGATCAACCCAGATGGAACATTCGGTGACTTCCTCCGCAACGCGGTGCCCGATAATGCCCCTCCTGGCACGCTGGGCCAGCCATCTGGTATTTCCTGGGGCGGCCTCGGCGAGATCGGCAACGCCATCAGCGTCCTGCGTGACGGTAGCCTCAACAACATCAGCCAACGCCTCGGTGCCGAGCATAAAGTCCGCAACTTCTATAACAACATCGTTTCGCCCGACGCCGGCCATGATGTGACGATCGACACCCACGCCGGGTCGGCCGCGTTGCTACGCCCCCTCGGCTCATCGAACCCCGAAATCAGCTACGCTCTGGGGAGCCCGGTCAACAAGGCGAAATGGCGGTCCGACCCCGATCCATCGAAGTGGTGGCCCACCACCCCCGGCACGGACGTCGCCGGTCTGTCTGGGCTTTACCCGCTTCACGCCGAGGCCATCCGTCGCGTCGCTGAAAATCTGGGTGTCCTGCCGAGGCAGGTGCAATCGGTCACCTGGGAGGGTATAAGAGGGCTCTACAACGCCGCCGACCGGTCGAATAAACCGTTGATGCGGAGCAACTCGGATACGTGGAGATCGGTGACCGATGGCTATAGCTCACCAGAAGCAGCGCGCGACAAACTCCTCTCGAGGGGCATTCGAGCGCCAAACTGGCATGACGAAGGGCCCTGATGGCTGGCCCGAGGACGGCATCAGTGCCGGGCTGCGTCGGCGCGGCATCCCACTCACCCGTGAGAACCACATCCGTGCCAACTACGGCCGCATCCCCTCCGAGGATGAGTGGACGCCCGAGGATGAGGCCACGCTGCCAAAGCACCTGCGTGAGGGCATCGACCGGGACTAAACTCCAATATTGAGGCGGCGACGACGCGCGTGCTAGGCGCGCGTTATGTCAGACAGTCTAACTACCGGAACCCCAGGAACCCCGGCTGACGGCGGCTCTGTCAGCCCCCCGGCGAACGACGCGCCGGCGATCACCATCTCGGATGCCGCCCGTCTTCTCTCACGCCAGCGCAGGTCAGCCCCGGCGCAAGGCGGCGATGGAGCGAGCGGTGTGGAGGCGGCCGGCGGTGCCGTGGTGGACCCCGCCGGCCGCAAACCCTCGCCTAACGAGGCGGCGGCGGCCAAGGCGGCGCTAGCAGCCACCCCGGCACCAGCGGCCACGCCTCCAGCCGATACCGGCCTGTCCGCGATGGAGAAGGCCCTCGGCGTCCCGGCCGAAACGTCGGCGACCCCAGCCGCTCCCGCGGTCGACAACGCCACCCCGCTCCCGGCGCCGATCGTCATCGAGGGCCGGCAGCTCAGGACGATCGGCGACATCCAAAAATTCGCCCAGGACAAATCAGCCGACTACACAACGAAATCGCAGGAACTGGCCGAGGGCCGCAAGCATCTGGAAGGCCAGATGGCCGCCTTCGCCCAGGTGCTGCCACTCATCCAACCCGAGCTGGCCCGCCTCGCCCAGATCGTCCAGGAGGCCCCGCCACGTCCAGATCCGGCCCTGCTCGAGGCCGACCCCAACCGCTACCACCGGGAGCGCGCCGCCTGGGAGGCGCACCAGGAGGAAGCGCAACGCCTCGGCTCCCTCACCCAGGTGCAGCAGCAGGCCCAGGCCAGGGCGATGGAACAGGCCGTCGCGTCGGCGAATGAGATCCTCGCCAAGGAACTCCCTTTCTGGGCGGACCCGGCCCAACGCCTCGAGGCTCAGCAGCAGATCGTGAGCTGGGCCCTTGATAAGGGCGGTTTCAGCCGCGACGAGCTGCGTGGCCTGACGTCGGCCCATCATCTCAAGACGATGATGAAAGCGGCCCTGTGGGATAAATTCGCCGCCGGGGCCAAAACCACGGCGCCACAACAGGCCGCCGCGCCGGTGCGTGGCACGGCCCCACCGCCGGCACTGAGCGAGCGGATCACCCAGGCCACCGAGAGCTTCCAGCAGAAGGCTGACGTCCGTAGCGCCACCGCTCTGCTGGCCGCTCGCCGCGCCGCCGCCAGCGGCTAGAGCCGCGCCTCCTCCAGTTCACGGCGCAGTTTCAGGAGGGAGTTCTGTTGATCTTCCTCCCACCGATCGTGACCAGTCTTCTTCCTTTTACTTTCCCTTAGAAGTACCAGGTCCGTGTCGATCCGGCTCAACGCCTCGGAGGCCAGCATCAGGCATATCTCCCGGCAGGCTTTCAGGGCGCGCTCCTGGGCTTCGGTCATGGTCCCACCTCGGTGTTAAGGGGCGATTATGAAACACGGGGCACAACCGGCGGGCAAGGCTATTGACGCGGCCACCAACGGTGTAGCAGTCACCCAGGCTGTCGCCTGACGGAGTCCGACCGGACCCACCCAATGGCGGGACGTGCCGTCGCATAGGCGCCTCGCCGGCCGCCGGGAGTCCGATCGGACCCACCCGACACGCCACGACCGACCATCGCGAAACCTCACAATTTGGTTTCACCGCGCAACGACTAAAGTTTCGTTGTCGCAAGCGATGGATAACAAAATGGCAGCCGTCCCCGCACAAGGCGCGACCCCGTCGAACACCTATCTCGAGACCGCCGCGATTGGTGTAAAAGAAGATCTTGCAGATATAATCTATCAGATTGACCCGGATGAGACGCCGCTGGTGTCGGCCATCTCGCGTGTCAACGCCCAGCAGGTGCTGACCGAGTGGCTCGTCCAGACCCTCAACGCCGCCGGCGATAACGCCCAGCCCGAGGGCTTCACCGCCACGATGCAGGCCGTTGTGAAACCGGTTCGAATGAACAACGTTTGTCAGATCATGGCGCGCACGGTTGGGGTTTCCGGCACTCTTAGATCAGTCGACATGGCGGGCGGTGAGGATGAATATAACCGCCAGCTCGTGTTGCGTGGGATGGAGATCAAGCGGGATCTCGAGTTGGCGATCACGTCGCCCCTCGTGCGCGCCATCACCGACCCCCGTCATATGTCGGGCCTACCGTGCTACTGCGCCAATGGAACGCGCGGCACCGGTGCTGGCGTCATGCCTGTCGGCGATGGCAGCAACGCTGGCACTGTCGGCACCAAACGTGACCTCACGCTGGCGATGGTCGACGCGGCGATGCAGCAGGCCTGGACGGCCGGCGGCAAGCCGTCTCTCGGCATCATGTCGGGCAACGTGAAGGCCTACTTCGCTACACTTTCGCAAGGTGGAACGGGCAACGCCGTCGTTGCCCAGAACATTCAAAATGTTACGAGTAGAGAAGAAGTTACGATAATGGGCGCCGTCGATGTCTACCGGACCAACTTCGGAAGTATCCAGTTGGCGCCTGACCGTTTCTGTCCCGCGAACCAGATCCTGCTCGTCAGCACCGACTATGTGGAACTGGCTCCGTTGCCGGGTCGAGACATTGTCGAGCAAGAATATGCCCGCACTGGCGACAACTCGCAGGGTGGCATCGTGTTCGAGGGGACGTTGCGTCCAACGGCGCCCCTTGCCAATGCCTGGATTGCCGATTTAAATCAGTGACGATGCCGTAACGGTCTGATGGCCAGCCTTCTTTACGATCGCTTCGATCCGGTAACCAGACGCTATACCGAGATCGAGGACACTGGTGAGGGTGAACTGCTGTTCACTCACTCGCAGGACACCCGCGCGATCGTGGAGAGCGCCAAGGCCATCGCGTCTTCGTTCGATCCGCTGGTGCGTCGCGACACTGTCCACGTCGCGCGCATCCCGCTCGTCATCTGGCGTCAGCTTCAGAAGCTGGGGATCACGAAAGACGAGAAAGCACTGAACGCGTGGCTCAACGATCCAGATAATTGCGTTTTCAGAACAGACGACCGGAGTAACCTGTGATGGCACTCTCAACGACGACTGAGAAGCACGACGCGCCGGCCATGAAGCCGATGCCTGTCCCGTCGACCACGCCGGCCGTGCCGCACCTCGGTGAAGACATGGACCCGGTGCTGCTGCTGCGGTTGTTCCCCGCCAAGGTGACGGTCGAGGCGGCCCGTGCCGCCGCGCTGGCGCAGGGCAAGGCGACGGCCGAGGCAGGCGCGCATCTGGTGGCCTCGCAGCAGGAACCGGTGGGGTGACCGGTGGCGACCTACCAGCAGCTACAGGATGATGTCGCCGGCTGGCTGAACCGCAGGGACATCGGCAGCCGCGTTCCCGGCTGGGTCGCGATGGTCGAGACGGAGATCGCCGAGACGTTGCGTGCGAGGTGCATGATCACCTCCGGCACGCAGCCGATCGACGCGGCCTATATCAGCCTGCCGTCTGACTTCGCCACGATGGCGTCCATTCGTGACGCCACCAGTGGGGAGCTGCTGGAACTCAAGGACGCATGGTCTGGACACTGGTCTGGGCAGCAGGCGAACGCCTGGGTCGATGGCGCCGTCGTCGGCGGCAATGGCGGCCCCTGCTCGGCCTACAGGCTGATGGGGGATTGTATCGAGTTCCTTCCCCATCCGGTCATCCCAGACCCGCCAGACCCGGCCTGGGCGCCTCAGAGCGTGATCATGGAGTGGTATGCGAAGCCGAAGCCGCTGCTGCTGCCGTCCGATACGAACCCGATCCTCGAGCAGCTCTACGCGGTTTACCTGTGGGGCGTGCTGAAGCAGGGCGCCATGTTCGAACTCGATGACGACAGGGCCGCGCAGGCGGACGCCCAGTTCCAGCAGGTCGTGACCAGGGCCAACTTGTGGAAGCAGCAGGCGGACTTTTCCGGCGCGCCGTTACGCGCTGAACTGGTATCGTTCTGATGTCCTTCATCGTTCACCGCGTCGCCAAACACGCCGCGCGCTACACCGACGCGGGCGGGCGGGAAAAGTGTGGCATGTGCCGCTTCATGACCGGGCCACGCTTCTGCGGGAAGGTCATCGGCCCCGTCTCACCGATGGGCTGGTGCAAGTATTTCAGCCGCCAGATGGTCAGCCAGTTCGGCGGCTCCATCGTCACCAGCGGCATTCCCGCCGGTGCCACGCTGGCGCTCGATTTCATGTCATCGGGCAACATGCCCCCCGGCATCACATTCACGCGCGCATCGACCGCGACCTACATCGACGCCGCCGGAACGATGCAGACGGCGGCGGTCAACGCACCGCGCTGGGATTACGCGGGTGGATCGTTACGCGGCCTGCTGATCGAGGAAGCACGGACGAACCTGCTGCTGAACAGCGCGACGCTCGGCACGCAGTCGGTCGCCGTCACGGCGCAGGCTTACACGCTGTCGTTTTATGGCGCCGGCACGGTCACGAAGTCAGGCGCGGCGACGGGCGCGCTGGTGGGAACGGGCGCGGGTCAGCGCGTCACGCAGCCGTTCACACCGACAGCCGGGACGCTGACCTGCACGGTCGCGGGATCGGTGACGAACGCGCAGATCGAGGCCGGCGGGTGGGCGTCGTCGTGGATATCGACAGCGGGCGCGGCGGCGACGCGGGCGCAGGATTTGTGCTCCATTTCTTCCGCCAACATGGCGCCCTGGTTCAACGCGACGGGAACATGGCTCGCCGAGTTCATTTTGGTCGACCCCGCGCCGGCGAGTGACCGTATCATCGGCGCTCCCGTCACGGCGGATGGCGGCGCGGGGCCTCTGCTGATCGGGAGCGGCCCCTACACGCTGGGGCAGTGGGACGGGTCCAGCTTCTTCGCGACAACCAACACGGTCTCCGTGAATGTGCCGCAAAAGGCCGCCAACGCATCCGCCGGCGCGCTGGGGACCGCCAAACTCTGCCTGAACGGCGGGCCGGTCGCGTCGTTCCTGGTAAACAACGGCTTCGCATCGCTGGCGACAAGCGGCGTGCGGTTTCTCAACACGGTGGCGGGCGTGTCCGCCGATAACGGCAACGGCTACATCCGCCGCGTTCAGTTCTGGCCGCGCGTGCTGACCGATACCGAGATGCAGCAGGTGACGACATGACCGGTTACCCGTGGGCGGTTGGTGACGCATTGCTCGCCGCCGATCTGAACGCGGCCCTGTCCAAAGCGGGCAGCGGCGTTAACGTCCTCGATCACGGTGCCGACCCGACCGGTGTCGCGGACAGCAGCGCGGCGATCAACGCGGCGGCGGCCGTGGTGGCGCCAAACGGGCGGCGCAAATCGGTCTATCTGCCCGCCGGGACGTATCGCGTGAACCACCAGATCACGCTGACACAATCCCAGGGACTTATCGGCGATACGCGCGGCTCGTCCATCCTTTACGTCGATGACCAGTTCGATCCGGCGGCGTCGTCGGTGATATTGTGCCGCGCGGCGTTCCGGGACGCGGGGCCGGTGATCCGCGATCTTGGTATCAGCTTCGCGCAGCCATCCGATCAGAGTTCGCGCGCTAACTTCAAAACACTCGCCGCTGGCGGAACCAGTGGAACAGGTGGAACCGGCGTCAGGTATCCGTGGGCTATCGCGGCGGGTGATAATTCGTTCCGAACACAAATCATGCGGGTGCGGATTGGCGGCGCCTGGGACGGCATCACCAGCAATGGGTACAACGCGGTGTTCTGGCTTGAAGATATCGAGATGGGCGCGCTGGACTGTGGTGTTTCACTTGGCGAGGGCGCGAGCGGCGGCGTCATGGATTTCTGCCACATCAGTGGCTACCACTTCTGGAATTTCGACCTGAACGCCGCTGGTATTTCCACCGTATTTTATGATGGGCAAACGACATCGCTCCGTGTCGGGCGATGCGATGGCCTGGACATCAGGGACTTTTCCTCTTTCGTTGGTCGTCTGATCGTCACCCCGGACAGCGTCGGATTCACCTCGATCCATGTCGTTAATTGCATGATGGACGGGGATCAGGCGACCATCGAAATAAACGGCATAATGCTACACATGAATATCAGCAATTTATACGGCACGGCGAGCGCGGCGAGGCCGCGCCCGTTTATTTCCGTTAACGCGAAGTGTCCTCTGAACATAAATAATTATTACTCTCATTCCTCCTCTCCGTTTCCAGAACTGCTCCTTAATGACTTCGACGCCAATGTGACGTTCAGGGGGTTCTATTCGATATACTATCCGAACGGAACCGCGTGGGCCTCGGTGCAGCGAGGGTTTTTGACCATGACGGACGGGCAATTGGTTTTGCAGGGGCCTCGGACGGTCGCGGCGGTGGATGCGACCGTGAATGGAAGCCTGGTTGTCGATAACATCACGGTGAACGCCACGGCCACCGCGTCGGGTCCGTTGGTCAATGTCGCGTCAACCGGGCCGTTCAACAGCATTGGCCGTATCGGGCTGCAAACCGGGCAAACATGGACGATGGCTGTCCCGGCGGGGGCCAGTTATGCCAATGACGCGGCGGCGGCGGCCGGCGGCGTGGCGATCGGCCAACGCTACCGCAACGGCTCGGCTGTCATGGTCCGTGTGGCATGAGATATCGCACGCAACACTACTGCCCGGCGTGCAAGCGGTTCGTCTTCGTGTGCGATCACTGGATCGTGGCGCCGTCATGAACGCATTCGTCGCTCTCGCCATCGGCGGCACCGAGGTCACGGTCAGGGGCTACACGCGGCGGCCCACGACGCTGGCCTACGCCGCCGATGGGGTCGCGCTGTGCAATCTCGCCTCGATCCAGTGGCCGGCCGCCACGGCCTCCTGGGGCGTCATCGACACGGTGCTGCTTTACGATGCCGTGACCGGCGGCACGCTCATCGCCACCTTGCCGACCGTCACGCCGATCGAGATCCGTCAGTATGACATCGCCCGCATACCCGCTTCCGGCATCGCCATGGCTCTCGACAGTGATCTGGTTTGGAAACCAGTGGTGGCGGTCACTCCTTTCGACACGATCGTCCTCGGCGGCGTCGGCGCGTTCGGCCCGCGCGGTTACGGCCGCGTCATCGGCGTGCCGCTCGAGCGTGCTTTCGATCAGGTCCACGCCTGCGCGCCTGGAGTGTGGGCGAAAGCAGCATAAATCAGGTCAGGGGCGGCGAGGTGTTTCCAGCACCATCGCCGCTCCGAACATAACACAGAGGAGGCGACCATTCCTAGCACCGCCGGCCAAATGACCCAGACGCCGACAGGTAACCCTCAATGGCGGGCCTGTAGCGGCACCAACGTGCAGGGCTTCCAGGCGCCGATCGCGCCGCAGACCAACCGTCCCCACACCGGATATTCCTACGGCACCTACCGGGACTGGGTGCTGCGGATGGGCTACAATCGCACCAAGGGTATAGCAGGCTGGCGGGTCATGCTGCCGACCGGCGCGGGTTGGTATGTGGCCGTGACGGATGACAGCTCGGACGCGCCGACCGGGGTGACGAACGACGCGAACCATCCGCCGGCGGGTGTGAAGTAGGAGACATCGATGGCCGACGCCTATACCCCATCGCTCGCGCTGATCCAGCCAGAGGTCGGCGCCAGTCGTGACACATGGGGAACGAAATGGAACCAGAACGCCACTATCATCGATCAGTTCGTCAGTCAGTTCTGCGTGGTCGGGATGATCGCCGATTTCGCCGGCCCCACCGCGCCCAGCGGCTGGCTGATCTGTGATGGTCGTACCGTGAGCAGAACGACATACTCAAAACTGTTCGCGGTCATCGGCGTCTACTGGGGCAGTGGCGATGGGTCCACCACGTTCCGCCTGCCCAACACGGCGGGCCGTTCGCTGCTCGCCCCCGGCACTGTCACCGATCAGGGCGGCCTCGCCTACGCGTTCGGCTTCACCCAGATGCAGGGGTTTGTCTACAGTCCGATCACGCAGAACAACCTGCCCGCCTATAATCTCGTGACCGACAGCCAGGGCTACCACTCCCACGGTGGGGGCACGCAGGCGGCCGGATCTCACGCGCATACCACCGACGCGCAAGGCGTCCACTCACATGGTGGCTCGTATCTGCCGGATCATAGCCACACCGGCTACACCGACATTCAGGGCGACCACAGTCATACTTACACACGCGCCAACGAAGGCGTCGGTGTCACGGGCGGCGGCGCGGTCGTCGCCTCTGGCGCCAATTTCGGGTTCTCGAACTACAACACCTCGGTTAACGGCGCGCATCAGCACAACGTCCAAACCTACGGTGCCGGCAACATCGGGCTGGCGATCTACGGCGATGGCAACCACGCGCACAATGTCTACGCGGTCGGCGATCATGCCCACAACATCTGGCCTGATGGCGCCCACCAGCATAACGTCAACCTCGGCGGCGGCGGCGTTCCGCTAAACGTCCTCAATCCATTCCTTGTCGTCACCAAAATCATTTATGCCGGCCAGGAAGCCGCGATCGTGACGGCGGCCGACATCGCGCCGGCACCGGCATCGACCGACACGCATACCGAGATCGAGGCGTTGCGCGAGGAGATCGCGGCGCTGCGCGCCCTCTTCGAGACGCCTCGCGCCAGAATGTTGTCGGCGCCGTCACGCGGGCCACACTGAGCGCGCCATGCCACGCATCCCACAAGCTCCACCCCCTGGTGTTGTTCGGAACGCGACGCCCGAAGCAACTCCCAATCGGTGGTATGATACGAATATGATACGGTTTCGCGGCGGTCAGCTCCAGCCGATCGGCGGCAACGTCGCTCTGACCAACGCGGTGTTTCCAGATCTACCGCGCGACATGCTGACATGGCACGACAACAATCATGTGCGCTGGGCCGCGATCGGCACCGACAGCAAATTGTATGCCTATCGCTTCGATACCCAGGTTCTCACCGACATCACCCCGGCCGGTGTCGGCCCGCTCGATCCCCCCGGCGCGCTCGACGGATATGGCATCGGCGATTATGGGGAGGAGACTTACGGCACGGCACGCGGCTCCGGCGATGTCGGGCCGCAGGATCTGTCGGCGACCATGGGCGATCGTTGGTCGCTCGATACGTTTGGCCAGGATCTGTTGATCGTCCCAACGCAGGATGGTCACCTGTTCCGTTGGTCGCCGACGACACCGACGACGTTGCCCGCGATCGTCGCGGCGGCGCCGGATCAGAACCGTGGCGTTATCGTGACGGATCAGCGCCACGTCGTGCTTTATGGGGCTGGCGGCGACCCGCGCCGGGTCGCCTGGAGCGATCAGGAAGACGTCGACGTCTGGGCGCCGGCGATCACCAACCTCGCTGGCGACAAGATGCTGGTCACGCAAAGTTACGTGATGACCGCGATCAAGATCTCTGACGGCGTTCTGATCTGGACCGGCAACGATTTGCACAAGATGACCTACGTCGGCGCTCCCTATGCCTACGGGATCGTCCAGATAGCGACGGGGTGCGGGCCCATGTCGCCGAGGGCCGTTGTCGCTATCGGCTCCTTCATCGCGTGGCCCGGTGTGCAAACCTTCTGGTCTTATCAAGGAAATGTGCAGCCGTTGATTTGCACCGTTCAAGATTGGTTCTACTCGCTCATCAATCGTTCCCAGGTCGGCCGGGTGTTCGGCAGTCCTAATCCGTCGTTCACCGAGGCTGTCTGGGACTGGCCGGATGAGGGGTCGCTCGAGTGCAACCGATACCTGATTTTGAACTACGCCGACCCGGCGAAGCCGTGGGCGATCGGCGTCAGGGAGCGCACGGCGGGCGATCCAAGCGGGACGATGGACCGGCCGACGCTCGGTGGTCCGAAGGGCGCCGGTGGCGCTCTGTTTATCCATGAATTTGGGTGGCTCTCAGACGGGATGCCACGCGCCCCGTTCGGCGAAGTGTATGCCGAGAGCGGCGCGATCACCTTGGGTGACGGGAATAATCGTTACCACGTCAAGCAAGTAATTTGTGACGCGGAGCCGCAGGACGAGGGCACGCTTGGTTTTCAGTTCGCTGTCAGGGAGGAGCCTGGAGATCAGGCGGGAGAGTTCACCACGGGATTGTATACCGCCATGCATGAAGGCTTGCTTGATGTCCGCTTTTCGGGGCGCTCAGTCCGAATGCGCGTCGAGGCACTAAAAGATGCTCCGTTCGCGTTGGGGCGGCCTCGATTGGATATACGACAGGGAGGCCGAAGATAATGGCGACCCCCGTCCGTCACCCGGCGGCTCCGTTCACCGTTCCTCAAAGCGGCGACATCGACCAACGGCTGGCCGCCATCGCGACTGAGTTAAACAAGAAGGCCAACGCCGGCATCGCTGGACCCGCATACGCCTTCCTCGGCCTGCTGTCGCCGAATGGGACGGCGTGGCGCGTGACGGTCGACGATGCCGGCGCCCTCCATACCGAGGCCGTGCCACGATGAGCCTCTCCGGTGATGAGATGCGGGCGCGCATGGAGCGGGCGCTGCGTTACGCCGGCGACACGCACACGCTGGCCGACATCACCGACGCGGTGAAAGGCAGCCGCGCTCAGTTCTGGACCAACGGTGACGGCGCCATCGTCACCGAGATCCACACATTCCCCAGGCGACGGGCCGTCCATTACTGGTTGATCGCGGGTGAGATGAAGAGCTGTCTCGCGCTTCAGCCGGAGATCGACGCCTGGGCGGTCGAGCAGGGATGCGATATCGCCACCGCCTGCGGCCGGCGCGGATGGGGCCGGGTCGCGGCACCGAGTGGCTGGGTCGAATGGTTGCCCAACTTTCAGAAAGGCCTCGTTCATGAGTAGCCAGGGCGGCAAGGGCGGCAAGCAGGAAAGCACCACCAACCAGCTCGCGAACAGCTACACCAACATTCCAGACTGGCTGAACAACGCCAGCCAGGAAGCGATCGGCAGGGCCACGACCTTGTCGAACCGGGATTACAATCCCTACACTGGCCAGCTCGTCGCCGGTCAGTCGCCCGACACGCTCCAGGCGTATCAACAGGTCAGAAACCTACAGGGCAACGCCGACCCCGCGTTCGCCGCCTCGGCCAACGCCTACCAGGGCCTGCTCGGTCAGGCCACACCGCAGACCGCCGATCAGATCACCGGACTGGCGAACCAGCTCTATGGCAATTTCGGCCAGCAGGTCCTGAACCCGGCCCAGAATATGTTCGGCTCCTACACCGCCAACACGGGACCGGCGACGGCGGGACAGGTCGGCGCCAATGCCCAGGCCCTCATGTCCCCCTACTCGGCCAGTGTCATCGCTCCCATGATCGCCGCCGGCGAGCAGCAGAGGGAGATGGCGCGGCAGCAGATCGCCAAATCGGCCGACAGCGCCGGCGCGTTCGGCGGCTCGCGACAGGGCGTGGTCGAGGGGACATCCGACGCCGCCATCCAGCTCGGCACGCAGCAGCAAATCGGCAACCTGCTGCAATCCGGCTGGGGACAGGCTCTGACGCCGGCCACCAATCTGGCCACCTCCGCGTCGGCGCAGGGGTTCAGCGCCAACAACATCCTCGCCCAGCTCGGCCTCACTGGTTACCAGAACGCCGCCTCCGAGGGGGCCCACATCGGCGACACCAACCTTCAGTCCGGTCTGACGGCGGCCGACCGGCTCCCCGCGCAGGCTGTCGCCCAGGGCACATTCGACCAGCAGCAGGCCGGCGCTCTCCAGGCGGCCGGGAGCGGCCAGCAGGCCTATCAGCAGCAACTCCTCAACTCGCTTTATGGCCAGTATCAGCAGGGCCAGAACCAACCCTATCAGAACCTGGACACGCTGCTGGCGGCCCTCGGCGCCGTGCCCTACGGGACCACCAGCGGGTCGCAGGGATACGGCAAGACAAGCAACCAGACCTATCCTGGCCTGATGGATCAGATCAGCGGCGCCATCGGCCTCATCGGCAAGGTCGCCACCACCGCGGCGGCGGTTTAGGGAGAGAGGCCATGTCAGCGGGAGGCGGCGAAACAGCGGCGGCGGCGGGTGGCGGCGGCATGGACTGGAGCAAGATGCTGAAAGGCCTGGGCGGCCTCGATGACTCCAAGGACACGAAAAAGCCGGCCGTGCCGCAGATGCAGAGCGCCGCCGCTGGTCAGTCCCAGTCCCAGCTCGGCACGCCGCGCGCGCCGGTGAGCATGGACCAGTTGGTCAAGCTGCTGATCGAGCACGCCGCGCAATACCAGCAGGCGGCGATGACCCCAGGCGGTGCGGTGGGGCAGCAGCAGCGCCCCGCCGGTTTATTGGGTTATTGAGGTGAGAAGCCATGGCTGACGACACATCGACGGGGTTGCTCGGGCAGGCCGTTCCGCCATCGAATATCGATCCGGCCATGTTGGAGCAGTTGCAGCGGAAACTGTTGGCGCCGGTGCCGGCCGTGCAACCCGATCGCACGCCGGTCGAGCATGACTGGCGTTATTGGCTCGGCCGGGTCGGCAACGCGATGGGCGGCTCGGGTGTGATTGATTCGCTGTCACCAGCGGAGCAGCAGGCCGCCGGATTGCGGGCGCTCGGCAGCTTCTCCACCGGCCTGATGCAGTCGGCGCGTTACGAACCGGGAAAGACCATCTTCTCGAACCTGGGCGAGGGCTTCGCCGCCGCCGATCGGTCGGTCGCCGGCAGCGAGCGCGAGGGGGCCAGGGTTCTGGCGGGGCGGCAGGCCGCGCTGACCGAGAGCCAGAAGCAGCAAATCGAGGGCATCAAGGCGGCGCTGCCGCTGCTCACCCTTCAGGGCCAGCAGGCGGCCGTGCGAGGGATGCCAGGCAGCCTCCTCGGCCCTAACGTCGGAAGCGTGGGCGCTGACACCTATGTCGGCGCCATCGGCGGCCATGAGGGCACGGGACAGAACCCCAACTCCTCGGCTGTCGGCGTCGGCCAGTTCCTCGACAGCACCTGGATGGATTTCGCCAAGGCGAACCCGCAATACTTTACCGGCATGACACCGGAGCAGGCGTTGGCGGCCCGCAAAGATCCGGCGTTCGGCGCCAAGGTCGGCCCGGTCGCGATCGAGTGGCTGGCGAAGCAGAACGCCGACGCGCTCACCAAGGCTGGCGTGCCGCCCTCCGGCTCCGTCCTGGGCATCGCGCACTACCTCGGGGCCGGCGCGGCGGCGTCGATCGCCAAAGCCCCCGACAGCGCGATGGTGTCTTCGTTCGTCCCCGCCGCCGCCGTGGCGGCCAACCCTGAACTGAAGACCATGACGGTCGGGCAGATGAAAGCCCGCTACGCCAACACGCCAAATCCCACCTTCATGGCGGGCGCCCCGGCGGCACCCACCCCCGTTGGCCAGAACCCAGGCGGCAAGGTTCAGATCCCGCCGCCAACAGCGGCGGCGCCAGGGACGCCCACCGTGGCGCCGGGACAGGCGGCGCCGACAGTCGCGCCGGCTGGACGGGGAACGCTGCCGCCGCCAGAGCCGGCCATGGCGGGCACGGCGCAGGTGGCGGGGAATGTCGGCGCACCTACCAGCGGCGTCATCCCTCCATCCCCGCCTGGGTCGGCCGCCGACGTGGCCGACATCAAGGCGGGCATGGTCGCCGCCGGCGCCGATCCAAACACGCTGGCAGCCGGCCCAGGATCGAAGCCGGGGGTGCCTCCGGCCGTCGCCACGGCCCAGCTCTCTCCCCTGCCGCCGGGAATGGATGCCAATTCGCGCGAGGCCTACGGCATCCTCCATCCGATCGTGCCGCCTCCCGAGATGCAAAAGCTGTTCAATCCGCAACCCGACCCCGATCAGATGGCGGCCATCCAGGCGCGGAAGCTGAACGCGGAGAGGGACTATCAGGCCGCGAAGGCCGGTAAAGATCCGATCGCGGCGACGGCGGCGGCGCGTGCGCTGTTCGACAAAGCGACGGCCGACGAGAACACGCTGCGCGAGAACGCCCGCAAACTCGGCACCGAAACCAAGGCCAATTTTTACAAGGAGCGGAGCGCCGCGCTGGACACCGCGTGGGCGGCGGAACAGAAGCAGCGGGATGAACTGGCGGCATCGCAGCGGACGCAAGACTTCGAACTAAGAAAGATCGAGGCGACGGGCCGGGAAACCCGTCTGAATACCGAGGCGGGCTCGATCGTCGAAAGCAACAAGCGGGTGCGCGACAGCCTCGGCGACGATGCCACGGCGGCGGCGAAGACGATCCCCAACCTCGAGGGGCTGCGTGCGCTGTCGGACAATGTTGGCCCGAATGATGCCGACCTGACCAAACTGGCGACGGTGCCGTTCATGGGCACCTCGCTGCTCAATCATATGGCCACGCTCGGGCTGGTCGACAAAACCAAAGCGGGCGCCATTCAAATGCTGCAAGGCGGGATTTCCGGCACCGTGGCGCAACTGCGTCAGGGTATGTCGATGGGCGCGCTGTCGGATCGTGACCTGACATTCATCGAGAGCCTCGGCCCCAACCTTTACGAAGATCAGGCGACCCGCTCGGCCGTGATCTCGTATTTGCAGCAGTCGCAGCGCGCCAAGATCCGCTTCAACAACGAGTTCAACGAAGAGATGACGAAGCCCGGGGCGAACGCGGCCAAGGCACTCGCGGCGGCACGCGAGACGATGGACGCGAAGCATCCGATCGTGCCCCAGATGACACCGGAAGTCGCCGCCATTTGGACCGATCCGTCCCCGGAGGCGGCGGCGACGCGGAAACAGTGGGCGGCGCGCCACGGCGTGAAGCAGAACACGCTGGTGCGTCAGCCTGACGGCTCCCTGTTGTTGGTGAAGTAAGATGGCGGACGATTATGATCCTGGCGCGAACTCCACTCCGTTCGGCCCCCAGGCTGGCGACACGCCGGCGGCCGCGGCGGCGCCGTCTTACGATCCCGGCGCGGCGGCGAAGCCGAAGGAGAACCCCAACCCTCTGACCACCAGCTATGGGAAGGTGCCGACCAGCCAGTGGGCCGGCTCGCCATGGGCGACAAATCCGAACGACGACGAATACGGCGGCAGACCAGGGGGACTAGACAAGTTCCTGGCGGAACCGTTCGTGTCTGGCGTTGGGCGCGGCGCCCGCGACACGATCGACACGGGCGCCCACGCGCTGGCCTCGGTCGCCGCGCCGGGAGATGTCGAAGCCATTCGCGCCTCCGATAAAGCCATTCGTGACGAGTGGGAGAAGAAGCATGGCGACAGCACGGCGGCCAAGGTCGGGCGCTTTGTCGGGCAGCTCGGCTCGACGGCGGGCCCGGTCGGCATCGTTGGACGCGGTATCGGCGCGGCCGCCTGGGGTTTGCCGGCCGCTGTTCGGTTATTGCTTCAGGGCGCGGGCCAGGGAGGCACCCAGGCCGGTATGACCGCCTCGGGCTATGACGAGCCGACCGGAGAACAGGTCGTCCGTGGCGCCGCCACGGGGGCCGTGGTTGGGCCGGTCGCCGGGGGCCTGACGGCGGCGATCGATAAGTTGCGCGGCTTCTATGGCGGCATCCGGCCGGAGATCGCCGATCTGGCCGACAAGGCGTGGCAAAGAGGGATCAACATCCCGGTCAACGCCATGGCGACAAACCCGCAGCTCAAGATGTTCACCAACGCGCTGCGGACTTTACCGGGCACGGGAGAAGACGCCGCCGCCCTGGCGCGGCAGAGGCAGTTCCAGGGCGCGGTGATGAGGGAAGGCGGCTCCGTGGCCGACACGGCTGGTCCCGCCGAGATGACGGCGATGCGAAACCGCATCAGCGACGGCTACGAGGCCGCGCTTAACCGGGTGACGGCCATCCCTCACGGCCCGCAACTCATCAACGATCTGTCGGGCGTTGGAGCCGACGCGACCCGGTTCACCGACCCGGCCACGGCGGGTTACGTCGGACGCGCCATTCGCGAGGTTCACGACGCGTTCGGTGGTGGTCCCATCACGGGGGCCGCCTATAAATCACTGACCGCCAGCGACGGCCCGCTGGCGCGGATCACCGCCGCCGCCCCGGAGGCGGCACGGCCTTATCTGACTCAGATCAATGACGCGTTACGGCAGCAACTCACCCGATCGGCTCCACCCGGCACCGCCGCCGATCTCATTCGCCTCGACCGGGAATGGCGGGCGATGCACACCATCCGTCCCCTGGCTGAGAAGTCGGCGACCGGCGACATCCAACCGGGCGGGCTCCTGCAATCGGTGATCAATCAGTCACGTAAATTCGACGGCCCGGCCAGCGGCGTGGCGTTCAGTGACGAGGCGTTGCCGGAACTGGGCCGGATCGGGAAGCAGTTCTTCGGACACATCCCCGAGAGCGGCACGGCGCCGCGAACACAGGCCTACAGCTTCGCGCAACACCCCCTCGCCACCGCGACGGGGTTCATGCCTGGGATGGTGTTCGGCCGACCCCTGCGGGCGTGGCTGGACAACCCAACGGTATCCAGGCGGGTGATCGACACATCACTGGGTGGCCCGGTGCCTGATCCCGGCCGTGCCATCCCGGCGGTAAATCTGTTGGGCCTCGACGCTCAACGCTGACGCGGCGGCCACTGGCACATCTCGGTAGCCGTCAGCCACAGCAGCGGGATCAGCACGCGAAGGAACGCGGCGGCGAGGGGAAGCCCCACGAAGACGACGAAAAGCCAGAACAGTATCTCGATCATCATGTCATCCCCTTCATTCTGCCTTCCATCACGGCTCGTCGAGCCGCCAGAAGGTCAATGCCGACCCGCTTTCCGTCGTCCAGCCACCCCCCGAGCAGTCTTTTTTTCTTACTTCCTTGGTTTGGGCGGACAGACTGTCCGCCCCGGATTATTCTGGGTTTCGGCACGACCGGGCCGTCTGGAACCAGCAGGCCATACGCGTTCGCCCGCTGTTGCGCGCGGCCGTCGACGATCTCAAAGCGAGCGCGGACGGCGAGAAGGCCACGGGCCTCGAGGGTAACCCTGGCCCGGCGCACCGTCCGATCACAACATCCGGCGGTGACGGCGATCTTGCCTGTGGTCGGCGACCAGTCCCCCGCCATGTTCAGGTTCGCAATGGCGAGCGCCACGTCCCGGTGCTTCGCGGGCAGCCAGCCAGCATGATATTCGTCCCTGATCCTGTGGCAAAACGCTGACCATTCCTTGGTTGGCAGTGTCGCGGGCATCGGTTTGTCCTCTCTGTCGAGAGGCCGCCGTCAGGGGGCTCCACAAGGCCGCGATTTCCCGTCCGTGAAAACGGTACTTGAAATCTGATCTCAGGCATGGGAAGGTCGGTTTTCGAGACAGACTTTCCCGGCCTTGCCGGACGCTTGTGGGCCACCTTCGGGTGGCCTTCGGTGTTTCTAGGTCATTGCATCCCCGGACTTATGCACAGATATCGGAGTCTGGCTAGCGCGATTCGCGGTCGTCTCCCTCGTATAGTGCCCGCCGCGCGATGTGGGCGATCTGGGTGACGACGTGGCGCATACTGGCCGCCGCGATCCTGTCGAGCGTCATGCCGTTGGCCTCCAGCACCTCTCGCGCTCGCCGGTAGTAGTCCCCGCTCGGCTCGGGGAACGCTGACAGCGGGTATGCCTCTTCCCACGATGCGACACGGTGGAGGGCCTCCTCGAGCCTGTCCATACGGTCTTGCTCGGCCTCGGTCATGGCGTCATCCACCGCACCCGCTCCCCTCTCGTCAGCTGCGCCGGCGCTTCGTGACACGCGGCGTCGAGCGTCATCGGGGTGAGGAGAGCGATACCGGTCATCGCCGTGAGCGCGAGCAGGGTGGAGGCCAGGACAAAGTTGAGCGTATCAACCATCAGGGTCGTCCTTTCCTTTCGAGGACATCTGGCGTCGGCGCCATCTGGTTGATTTCGGAGACAGCCAAAGGCTTACGCCACTGTATCGTTACATGGACGTGATTGTCGGGGAAGTCGTCGGCCAGTATCAGCGGCTCGCTCGTGCCACACATGGACATGATACGATCACGCACTGACTCGATTTCGCGGACTGTCGTCCCGCTCCAACGGAGCAGGGGCACCGGTTGCCGTTTCTTTAGATCCTGCCTGGCTAAACTAAGATGCCAGAGCGGTCGGCCGCCGGCGTAAACGCTTCACTCCTGGCCGATATTCACCGTCAGGCACGCGCTGATGTCACGCGTGGCGCGCCAGGAGTGGCCGACGACGATGTCTCGTTCGGGGTCGAAGGCGGGGCGCGCCAAGGCAAAGTTTATCTGTGACCGCATCTGGGCTTTCCTTTTAATCGGATCGTGATTTGGCGGGGATATGCACGTCCAGGCTTTGCGTGGACCTCTACACGGGAGGTCGGCGCCGGCACGAAGGCGGGCATCCTGTCGTTATGTCTGATAGCGGTCAATAGGCAATCGCCAAAGGGTTCCGTTTTTTAATCATTGCCATTTGGTAATTGGCAGTTGCCAAGACTTTTGAGCATGGACTCTCTTGGAGATGTCCAACTAGCGTCGCGTGATGGGAACCGATCCAGATCCGCTTTTAATCGCCATCGAAGCGTATCTTTCCGAGACCGGAATATCCCAAACCGCGTTCGGCTATTACAGCGTCAACGATCCGGCACTCGTTTCGGACATGCGCCGTGGGCGAGAGCCACGCCGAGCGGTGCGTGAGCGTGTCCTCGCCTTCATCGATTTGCCGCATCGCGGCACCGCGCGCGAAGCAGCCCGCAAGGCAGCGGCATGACATCTCCCCATTGGCCGTCTGGAGACATAGCAGACGGCCGATCGCGGTCTGGGCGGGTCCAGACAAGCCACGACTATCCCCCCAACACTGACCCAGGCGCGCGCCCCAATGCGGGCCTGGGTCTTTTTTTGGTCGGTGACCGGAGGCCGGCATGACGCAGCGCAGTAAGCTCCAGTCACCTGAACGGCTCGCCATCGTCGCGGAGTTGTGGGGCACGATGACGCCGACGCGAGAGATCCTCGAGCTGCTCAACGCGGCGCCGGGGCCAGAGGGAAGGGTCACCAACGACCAGGCGCACAGGTGGGGTGTCCGGGCCGGCGTGTACCGACCGAAGAACCTTTCCAGCGCGCAACGAATGGCCACGGTGCGCGGCAATTTCGCGCGACCAGAGGCGATGTCCTCGGCGGAACGCGCGCCGATCCTGCGCGCGCTGGTCACCGATACGTGGTCCTACGAGCGGCTCGAGACGCTGTGTGTCGAATGGAATTTAGGGACGCTCACCAGCGAGATTGGCCTGAAGTTGCACTGCTCACGCGGCGCGACGTTGGGCAAGGCGCGGCGGCTGGTCGAGGCCGGCGCGCTCATCTCCCGGCTGTCTCCTATTTTCTATCAGCGGGAGAATGCGGGTAGCGGCTGGGTCAGCCGGGCGAAGGGAGCGCCGGAGGCCGTGACGGCGCGTGCCGTCAATATCCCAGATCCGAAGGTCACGCTGGCGCCGCTGGCCAGCCTCGCCGGCGAGCCGCTCGAGGACGAAGCCTGGACGCCGCCGGCGCGTATCCGGTCATGCCAGTTCGTCGTCTGTGAGGGGTCTTTCTGCCAGCCCTGGGAGTTGTGCGGCCAGCCGCTCGCCGATGGATCACGAGCATGGTGCGATGAACACCGCCTGCTGGTCGTTGATGTCGCGGCCATGAAGCGGTCCTCGAGGCGGGATCTGGCGGCGTGAGCGCCGGTCTGGAGCTGATCGCCGAGCCGACGCCGAGTGAGGCGCCGATCGCCTGGCGCTGTAGCTGGATCAGGACCACCGGCTACCTGCCGTTCCACCCCATCCAACCGAAGCCAGAGACGATGGACTGCGCGACCAGGGAGGAGGCCGACAAGGCCAAGGCGCACCTGCGTGAGATGTGGCCCGGTATCGTCATCACCGTCACGCCGGTCTATCCGAAGGCGCGGAAGATGACGAAGAAGGCGCTGCGGCAGGCCCTCGATGCCGCTGGCTGGCCGCTACAGATGCGGGTGCCCAGGTGAGTTGGAGCGACACCCCACCCGATCGTGTGATCACGATGTCGCGGCCGCCGTCGACCAACGCGCTGTGGGAGACGGGTGTCGGCAAGGGGCGCGTTCGGACGGCGAAGTATAGCGAGTGGATACTGTCGGCCGGCTGGGATGTGCGCCGGCAGATGGCTGGTGTGGCGGCGATTGATTGCCGGTTCAACGTGGTCATCGAGGTGCCGATCAGCCGACGAGACACCGACAACTGGACCAAGCCGACACTGGATCTGCTCGAGCATGTCGGCGTCGTCAGCAATGACGGCAACGTCAATGAGGTGATCATCCGGCCCGTCGAGCGTGACGATGTGATGGTCGGCCTGTGGTGCCTGCCCGAGATGGGCGCGGTGCGGAAACAGGCGGCGGCGCGGCGTGTGAGCAAGCCGTGGAAGAAGCCGCGCGCCGGTCTCGGTTGGAAGATGCCCGCGTGACGGCTCCTCGCCTCCGCGTTCTGAGCCTGGGCGCCGGCGTCCAGTCGACGACGCTCGCGTTGATGGCGGCGGCCGGCGAGATCGAGGCGCCCGACTGCGCGATATTCGCCGACACGCACTGGGAACCGGCCTCGGTCTATACGCACCTGGGCTGGCTGGAGCCGCTGTTGCCGTTCCCCGTCCACCATGTCAGCGCGGGGGACATACGAGCCAACATCGCGACCCGGCGGAACACGACCGGAGGCCGTTACGCGGCCATTCCGTTCTTCATGCTCAATCAGGACGGCACCAAAGGCATGGGCCGGCGGCAATGCACGTCGGAATACAAGATAGAACCGATCAATCGAAAGATACGTGAGTTACTCGGCAAGCAACCGCGCCAGCGCATTCCGGCCGATGCCGTCGACCTGTTGATCGGCATCAGTGCCGACGAAGCGCAGCGGGCAAAACCGTCTCGGACGGCGTGGACGCGCAAGACGTTCCCTCTGCTCGACCTCGGAATGCGCCGATCTGACTGCCTCGCGTGGTTGGCGAAACACCAACACCCGACGCCGCCAAAGTCGGCGTGCATCGGCTGTCCGTTCACCTCGGACCATCGATGGATGGACCGCAGGCGGAACCAGCCCGCCGAGTGGGCCGACGCGGTCGAAGCCGACCGGCAACTGCGGACGGGTCACGCGCGGGGAATGCGCGGTGTCGAGTTCATGCACAGCCAACGGGTGCCGCTCGATGAAGTCGACTTTTCGCGGATCGATCCCGATCGGCAACCGGATCTGTTCGGCAATGAGTGCGAGGGGATGTGTGGTGTTTGACCATGGTTGACCGTTGGCGACCGGCGCGGGCGATCGATGAGCCCCGGCCCTGCTTCGTCCGTCTGCGCCGTGATCGGCATGGCGGCTATGTGCCGGCCCGGATCTGGCAACGCATGGGCATGCTGGCGGCCGAGATCGATGGCGAGGCCTGCGACGTCGAGCGTGTGTGGTGTTCCGGGGATCTCATTAGCGAGGCAGAGTGGCGCCAGCTCGTCGCCGATCGCCTGCGGCCGAGGCCATTTTGAGCCGCGCCGCCTGGGAGATGCTCGTCGGCATGCGCGGCGGCATCCCCGAAGCGTGTGACTTTTGCAAGCAGCCGTTCACGCCAACGCGTTACCCGGTGCCGGAAGAAGCAGGCGCGTGGGCCTGCTCGGAATGCGACGCGCGCTGGGAAAAGGAAGAGCGTGGATGACCATGATCGATCGGATTTTAGACGTCATGCTTGCACGCGGCCTGAACGCTGATGAAGCCGATGTCATCGCAATCATTGAAGCACTCCGAGATCCAACCGAAATTATGTTCCGGGCGCGCCCCGTGAGTGTCGCCGATCGGAACGATTGGGAGCGGATATGGCGATGGCAGATAGACGCCATGCTGCGACCCAATGACCTCTAGAAGCGCGGCGACATGGCGACAAAAACACAAGAAGACAGGCACGACAAATGGCTGACACAAACACGCCTTCCATAGATCTGACGTCGGCGCTGGACCCCGGCGCGCTGTCGACATGGATCGAATACCAGCTCGCCGATCATGTCGCGGCGATTGATGCGCTGCTCGTGCGTTACGATACATTTTTGCAAGTGACGGTGGGTGGTATCGCCGACGACTTTATTTGTGGGCACGCATCGGATTTGGCCAAGGCCATAAAGGGAGCGGAGGCCGCGACCGATAAGAAGCGAGTGGAGATCAAGGCGCCAGTGTTACACGCCGCGCGCCTGATCGACGGCGCCGGTAAGACGCTGCTGGACCCGGCGCGCGGCGCCGTCGCCGTCATCGAGAAGCGCATCACCGACTACCTGAAAGTGAAGGAAGCGGCGGCACGGGCGGCGGCGGAAGCGGAAGCGGAGCGGCTGGCGCTCGAGGCCGAGGCGGCGATCGCGGCGGCCAATGAGAGCAACACCGAAGAGGCGATCGGCGAGGCTGTCGCGGTGATGGACGCGGCGACGAAGGCCGAGGCGCACGCGTCGGCCCCGGGGCTCGAGTTGACGCGCACGCGTGGTCTGGGCGGCTCGATCACCGGCCTGCGGGATAACTGGACATACGAAATAGTCGCGCTGCACGCGGTGCCCCAGCACATGCTGAGGGTCAACGACGCGGCGGTGAAGCTGGCGATTAAACAAGGAGCAAGGGAGATACCAGGGTTACGTATATGGAACGATGCGAAGGCGTATGCGCGGTAACCGTTAACTGTAACGAATGAGGAATGAGAGAATGGCTATACTCGCGACACCAGCGGCCGGAACCGGCTCGGGCGATTTCACCCCAATCATGGCGTATAAGGCAAATCAAGGAAGGTTATACCTTCGTAACAGAACGCAGGACGCCAGTGGCAACTGGCAGGCCGAGGAGGTGGAGGTGACCCAGGACCGCCCATCGTTCGCGGTGGACTTCGGAAGGATTGAGGTCGGGTGGTGCCATTTCGTGGCTGGTGCGGCGCCGCTGTGGGTGATGGTCCCGCTCGGTCACCCCATGCCACCGATGCCGGCCAGCCCAGGCAATGACGACAGAGGCAAGGCACTCAATTTTCGGCAAGGATTTAGGGTGCCGGTGGCGGGCAATGCCATTGGCGGGGTGCGTGAACTGGCGGGGAACAGTGCCGCGATGATCAACGGCATTAACGCGCTGCACACGCTGTATGAAGCTGCGCCGCAGGCTTACCAGGGCAAGATCCCGGTGGTGCAGATGACCGACGCGCTACCAATCAAGACGGGGCCGTCCACCAACTTCCAGCCGGTGTTTTCGATTATCTCGTGGGTCGATCGGCCGGAGATCCTCGGGCCGCGCACGGTGCCAGCACCCGGCTCGGCGCCAGTCCAGCAGGCGCCGCCGGCGGGCAAGGTGGCGGCTCCCGCGTCATCGGGCATGCCTTTCTAGTAACGTGCCCCGCGTCACACTTCACCTGCTGCCCGTGGGATCGACGGATATCCCACGGGCCGACGCGGAAATAGCGCGCACCATCGCGACGCTGAAGACCGCCCAGTTTGAGCAAGACCCGCTCTTCGATGTCGGCGACTCCTTTAAGTATTCGCTGATGGGGTCAGCCGTAAAACGAGAGGGAAAAATCCTCGAGGCGGCGGTCATGGACGCGATCGCGCAACACGGTCACCTGCGGCTGATTGACGTAAATCGTCACCTGAAACGCGTGCCGGATGTTCAATTCGAGCTGCTCGAGCGCGGCTGGATGGTCGCGCTGGAGATAAAGCGCGGGTCTTTTCACGACGCGAAATCCCTGCGTGGGTTCCGACGCGATCTGGAAGATATCCCCATCATTTTACAGCAGGCGTCATTGTCGCTTTTCCCGCCCGAGTGCGTGCATTTTCATATCGTGTTCGTCGGCGGCGTCCCGCGACTGAAGGAGGGGATGACGCCGGAGGGGCTGGCGAACCTGTATGGGTTACGGACCCGCTCGCACATCATGGCGGCACGGCAACGGTATTCCTCGGCGATCAAAATGGTGCTGCGTGAGAGGGGGTTGTGATGGAGCTTGTCCGCTACGACGCGATGTGCCGCGCCATCGCCGAATGCCACGCTGTCGATGAGGTCAAGGACATCCGCGATAAGGCGAGGGCGCTGGAACACTACGCGCGGCAGGCCAAGGACAAGGAAGCCGTCAGGCAGTGCGGCGCCGTTCGCCTTCGCGCGGAAGTCAAAGCGGGCGAGCTGCTGGCGAAAATGGAAAAGGCGAAGGGCGCGAAAGGCAACCCAGGCGGTCAGGGCGCGATCGTTGTGCGGTCTCATGACGATACCACACAAACCCTCTCCAGTATCGGTGTTTCAAAGAAGCAGTCATCCGACTGGCAACAACTCGCTGCCCTGCCAACGCCGGAAATCGAAGCCGCGTTGAACAAGTCGGTTATCCCCACGACCAACGCCTTATTGAAAAAGCCACGCCGGGCGAAGCGAGAGCGGGCGTTCGCCGAAACAACGAAGCAGACGAAACTCTATGGCGTGATCTACGCCGACCCGCCCTGGCGGTTTGAACCATACTCGCGCGAAACCGGCCTCGATCGCGCCGCCGATAGTCATTACGAAACGATGAGCCTGGATGACATCGTGACCATGGCCGTGCCCGCGGCGCCCGACTGTGTGCTGTTCTTGTGGGCGACCGTGCCAATGCTGCCTGAAGCTTTGGCGGTCATGCGGGCCTGGGGCTTCACCTACAAGAGCCATTGCGCCTGGGTGAAGGATCGGATGGGCACCGGCCACTGGTTCCGCAACAAGCATGAGTTACTGCTTGTTGGCACGCGCGGCGTCGGGGTGCCGGCACCGGCGCCGGGTGAGCAGTATGTTTCCGTCATCGAGGCCGCGCTCGGCCGGCACAGCGAGAAGCCGGCCTGTTTCGCCGAGATGATCGAGGAGATGTTCCCCCACGTCCCAGCGATAGAGCTGTTCGCGCGCGGCCAGCGCCTGGGCTGGGACGTTTGGGGCAACGAGGCCGGCTGATGTCAGCGCACGGCGAGGCGGCGAGGGAGACGCCACAGCTATCGGCGGCGCTTTGGTATGCCTCGCTCGGCTGGTCGGTCGTGCCCACGCACCGGATCGTCAACGGGGCCTGCTCGTGTCCCGCCGGCGCCGCCTGCACCAGCAAGGGGAAGCATCCGGCGGTCGCCTGGACACCCTACCAGAGCGTGGCCGCGACGATCGAGCAGATCCGGGCATGGTTCGGTCCCGGCGGTCTGTTCGCCGGCCATGGCGTCGGCATCGTCACCGGCGCCGTCAGCGGCTTTGTCGTGGTGGATGTCGATGAGGGACCGGGCAAGGCTGGCGGCGAGACGCTGAACGATTTGCAGTTCCTGAACGGAGACATGCCGCACACCGTGGTCGCCCGCACCGGAGGCGGCGGCAAGCATATCTTTCTGCTGCATCCTGGCGGCGTCTGGGTCACCACCGGGCGTAACGTCCTCGGCCCCGGCGTTGATGTCAGGGGTGACGGCGGCTTCATCGTGGCGGCTCCATCGTTGCACGAGAGCGGACGCTATTACCTGTGGGACGCCGCCTGCCACCCGCGTGACACGCCGATCGCGGCTGCTCCGGCCTGGGTCGTGGAGATGGCCGAGGGGTCGGCGCCCGATCCGGCGACGGGACAGCGGGCGCCATCGACCGGGACAACCGGGACCGGGGAGATCGTCCGCGACAGTTGGGGCCGCGTCATCGATGGCCGCGAGCGGTTCATGGTCGGCATCGTGTGCGGCGTCATCGCCTCGCTGGCGCGTGAAGCGGACGCGCTGCCGACCGTGGAGGCGGTCGTGGCGGAAGCATGGCCGACGTATGAGCGTGGCGCCAGGGCCAGGGGCGCCTCACTGGAGGCCGATGGGCGTGGCGAGACGCTCATGCGTCAGCGCGCCGGTCACTTTCTGAGGCGCGCGGAGAAGGGCAAGTGGAAGCTGGACAAGCGGGAGGCGCCCCCTTTCGGGGAAGACAAGGGTGACGCGTTGATGAGGGCCACGCCAGTGGAGGAGCTTGATTTCTCGATCATCCAGCCCCGGCGTTGGGTCTATGGCCGAGAGCTAATTCGCGGTTACGTCAGCGTGCTGGCCTCGGTCGGCGGCGTGGGCAAGACCGCGTATGCGCTCCTGGCGGCGATTTGCATGGCGCTCGGCCTGCCTCTGCTGGGTGTCACCGTCCACGGCCGCACACGGGTGTGGGTCATAAACCTCGAGGATCCGCTGGAGGAGATGCGCCGGCGGATGGCCGCCGCGATGCGACATCACAAGATCGAGGTGGCCAATCTGGCTGGCTGGCTGTTTCTCGACAGCGGGCGTGATCAACCCCTGGTTGTAACCATCCGGGGACAGGACGGGGCGCTTTGGATGGCGCCGGTCGTGCCGGCGTTCGTCGCGGAGATAAAGCGGCGCGGCATTGGCGCCGTGTTGGTTGATCCGTTGGTGCATAGCCACACGGCGAACGAGAACGACAACACCGAGATGGCTTTCGTGATGGGATTGTGGGCGAGGGTGGCGCATGAGGGCGACTGCGCGGTCTGGCTCGCCCACCATTTCAGGAAGGGTGGGCAGGGTGGCGACGCGGACGCCGTGCGGGGCGCCGGCGCCATTCAGGGCGCGGTCAGGGCCATGCACACGCTCTCGGCGATGACGGAGGAGGAGGCCGAGAGGGTCGGCGTCAAAGCCGAGGATCGCCTGGGCTACATCAGGCACGACTCGGTCAAGCAGAACATGGCGAAGGCGCCGGCGAAGGCGGACTGGTATCGGCTGGTTTCCGTCCCGTTGGGCAATGGGAACCTGGCATATCCAGACGGTGACGAGGTGCAGACGGTCGAGAGATGGAGCCCGCCAAGCCCGTGGACGGGCCTGACGTGGGACGCGGTCGAGCAGATCCTCGCGCGCATCGTGCGCGGAACGGTGCTGGGGGAGCCGTGTGCGCTGGCGAAGCAGGCCGGTGACCGGTGGGCCGGGCACGCGGTGATGGCGTTCCACAAGACGGCGACGGTGGGGCAGGCGGCCGACATCCTGAAGCGGTGGGTGGCCAACGGGGTGCTGGTGCCGGGGGAATGGAAGGCGCCGAAGACGCGGAAGACGACCGGGTGCGTTACGGTAGACCAAGGAAAGTTCCAGGAAATGAGACGGCGCGCGACGACCCCGGAAACGGAGTCGGAGGTGTTATGAGAAGTACGCAAGAAGCCCGCAAAGGGGTGCGGCGTACTTCTCAGGTGCCTATAGACAAAAAAGAACCCCGCACGCGCGTACTTCTCTCCGCTGGGGGCGGAGAGAGAAGTCCGCACGTCTGTGTGCGGTGGTCTTTTTTGCCTCCAGGCACCTGGGCCGATGTCCGCATGAGTTAATATTTTGAGACACACACGAAGCAGCAGCCGAGGCAGCCATGTATGATGATGAGCGGTTTCGTCTCGCCCTCGTGCCCGTCGATCAGGCGTTCTGGGCAAGCGAGCAGAAGTGGGGTGTGGGCCGCCTCGAGAGGCTGGTCAGCAGTTCCACCCTCGCCGCCTACCGGCGTGGTTGGACCCGCTACAGGCAGGCGACCGAGGCGAGCGATGGAGCGGAGTTGGAGATTGTCGGCCCTCTCATGATCGCGGCGCTGGCGTTCATGGATAAGGAGGCGACGGAAGCCGGCCACCCGCATCTGGCGCCCGATACGTGGGAAGCGGCGATGGGTGATGGGCGGACCCTGGTCGTGGTCAGGTCCAACGCGGAAGCGTCGGCCGTCCTGCGTGGGGCGAAGGGTGGATCGTGGGAAACAACGATCCCGCCCGATTTGGCTGTCACGGTGAGAAGCCAGCATGAGGGCAGGGCCCTGGTCGTCATCACCATGGCCGAGATCGTCGGCCTGCTGAAGCGGGCGGAGCAGGAGGTGGCTGTCGGCACCGCCTGGGAAGGCGACCCCGCTCCCTCTGGCAGGGTCATGGGAGAGGGAGCGGCGGCCGATCTGGCGAGGGATGGCTACCCCTTGCCCATCCCCATCGGCGCGGACGTGTCGGCGTCCCTGCCGTTCTGAACGATCAGACCGAAATCCAGGAGGTAGCGAACCAAGGTCGCTCCCTGCTCGATGGGGAGCGTTGTCTTCAGCCAGACGGACATCGTTCCATCATTGCTGGCTGTCATGCCCATGACGCCAGCCGGTGGCGAAGCCGGTGGAATGACGCGAGGACTGTCGGCGTGCATGAGGGCCGCCCGCTCGGCCGGCCCTCGGCGCACCACCGGGCCCGTGCGAGGCGGGGAGACGAACGGGTGCCAGTCGATGTTGGGGCCTATCGCCTTGGCCATGGCCTTGGCGGCCGGAACGGTGACGCTACTCTTGCCGTTCATCCGGTTCGACAGCGTGCCGTCGGAGATATTGAGCTGTTTGGCTATCTCGCTCGCCGGCCTGCCGGCGTCGTGGACGGCGTGGCGCAGGGCCTTGCCGCTCTCCTCGAGGTGCGGCTGTCTACGCATGGTGACCATCAGCGTGTTCCCCGCTTCCGCCGAGTCGGACGTGGTTTGTCCGCCTCGCGTTCCATCTCACGGGCGAAGTCATCGGCGTGCTTCGTGATCGAGGGGGCGTGGTGCCGGCCCAGGACATACCAGCAGTCCCTCCAGGCGGCCGACTGGCTGCGGAACGGGCCGGCCTCCTTGCCACCCCTGGCCCAATACCAGCCCGAGAAGACGAGCGGCTCGCCCGGGTCGCGGTTCTCGGCCCAGCGTCTGGCGGCGCCGTATGGGAGGTAGAACACGCGCGCCTCGAGGGCTTTGACATCGTTGATGAGTGCATCAGGGAGCCACATCGGTCTGGCTCCTCCAGTCAGGGTTGCCGGGCCTGACGGTGACGGGTGGCATGGGGTCGGCCTCGTGGTGTGCGGCCAGCCGCTCGAGCCAGTGGAGCAGCTCGGTGGGCGGTGGCGCGCGGTTGGCGGCCCAGTGGTTCACGGTGGAGGGGGACAGGCGTAGCGCCGTGGCCAGCAGCCCCTTGGACCACCGGAGGGACGCCAGGGCGGCTGTCAGCCGCTCTCCTGTCGTCGGTGCCTCTGGCGGTGCCTGGGGTGGCTGGACGGCGGTAGCCGCCGGCTCCGGGACCGGCGGCGCGACCGGCGCGGGGGTAATAATGGGGGTCGGAGGTAACATTCCGGCGAAGTTGGTCATCGTGGTGGTCCGTCGATCTGGTGGACGGTGACGGTGTCGCCGATGCGGAGGGGCCAGTGCTGGTTCATTAGTTCGACGGCGGCGGCGAAGATGGCTCGGTCGAACTCCGCGTCATCCTCGACGGTGGAGAGGACGCGGTTGTCGATCTCGCCCTCGGTCGTGTTGGCGATGGTGACCTTGGCCCAGATCATCAGTAGGTCGCCGGGGGGCCGGAGATCGGCCACTGGCTCTCGCGCCACTCGACGGCCGCCTGGAACTGTCTGGCGACATAGGTGAGGAGCGGGCGGCTCTGGAGGACGGGGTCGGTCCTGTCTTCCCATAGAACCCATTGCATGCCGCGAGAGGCTTTGTGGGGGCCTCGGACGATACGGCCGAGGCGGGGGGAGTTCAGCGACCGGACGGCGCTGTCGAGGGGGAAGGCCATGGTGTGGGTGCTTTCGTGTGGTGGACTGCGCTATGTATCTATTGGCGTGATGTTGGTCAATAGATGGTATCGTTCCCCTGTCGTATCGTGGAGCATCGTCGTGGAGCATTACGATGGTGGGTTGATGCGGCCACGAAAGTCGCGCTAGGCGCGAAGGATCATTGATCGGGAAAGTGCCGGATGTCGGCGGCTTTGAGTATTCCTGCTGTGTCCAAGACGCGTGCGCCGAGGCCTACCGCGTGGAAACCGGGGCAGTCTGGCAACCCTGGCGGGCGCCACGCGGACCCGGTGCGGCAGTCGGTGACGGAGCTGGCGAAGCAGCACACCGAGGTCGCCATCATGGCGCTGGTCGAGGCGTTGAAAGTGCCCAACTCCCGCGTGCCGGCCGCTACGGCGCTGCTGGATCGCGGCTGGGGCCGGCCGAAGCAGCACATCGAGGCGACGGGCGACGGGACGGCGGTGCTGCACCTGCTCGCCGCGCAGATGGTCAGCCGCGAGCTGCTCGACCAGATCGGCGATCAGGTCGCCGACCGGCGCGCCGAGATGGCGGCCGATCGTGTGACGATCGATGTCGATGCGCTGCCGACCGAGTGATGGCCGTTATGTTTGACTACTTCGAGTGCCCTGAATGCCAATTTGATAGCGTGCAGCCCACGACTTTCACGGGGTCGACTGAGTGTCCGCTTTGCGCCGGCGACAGCGGTCATTCTGTGATGATGCGGCGACGCCCAGCTAAACCGGATGATAAGCCGGAAGGGCGGGACGCGCGTCGGTCGTCCGTTACGGACGAGTGATGGTTCGTTGCAGTTTAGGTGTGCACCTACCAAAGAACGCTGCGGCTCTAGTGTTAGTGCCGTTTACAAAACTCGGATGTGTGTTCAAACGGTCGTTTGGAAAGGTGGCCGCGTGGTTTGGTGCGCCGCGTCGGCACATATATAGGTGGGTCCAGCCGCGCGTGTGGGGGGTGTGCCCCGGCGTGCCGGTCAGGGCCGGGTTGGAGGTTCAGGCCGCCCGGCCCGCTCCTCAATGGATGACTGTCGGATATCCCATCCGCGCTCAACCCGGCATTCCCGCCAGTTTATGGGGCAATGTCGGTCTGTCCCCTAATCTGTCCCCTAATCGTGCAGCCAATGACCGATGAGCAGACACGCTTACTTATAGGTCTTCCCGACCGCATCATCCGAGTGCTGCCGCCTGCCATGCTGTTGCTGGTGCTGCTCAACGTGGCCTTCCTCGGTGTCACGATGTGGCTGGTGCAGCACAACGCCGATGCCCGCAACACAATGCTTGCTCGCATCATCGATACGTGTATGGAACGGAAGTAGGACACGACATGGAACGATCGATCGAGGCCCCCCCTTCGCATGGGCCGGATGGTAGGGTGGTGGTGGCACCCCCCTCCCAAATTTTTCCCACCATCCCGGATACCTATAACGGCAACGAAACGACAATCGACGCCGCCGTCATCGACGTCCCCGAGCTGGATGGTCAGCCAAAACGCAAACACCGCGCCACGAAGCCAACACCTACGCACATTCTCATCGCCGGCCGCGTTCGCCTGCTCATGCGGACGCCTGACGGCAAAAGCCTCGTGCAATTCGAGGACGGCACCACCGAGTTGTTCACCGACCCGCTGATCCCGATCGATGTCATCAAACAATACCTTGGATAGCCTGGGCTTGTCGGCCCGTCCCGCCAATGCTCTGCGCGGCTGGGGCGTGACCACGGTTGACCAGCTCACCAGATTTTCAGACCGCGATCTTCTCCGCATGCCGTGGCTGGGGCGCGTTGGTTTAAGGGAGATCGAGGAAGCCCTACGCGTGCGTGGTTTGAAGCTACGCCCCACGATCTGTCCAACCTGCGGCCGGTGAGCCAGACCCAACCTAAACCGGAAGAGCAGGACTGGGCGAAACGCATCGCCCAATCGCCCAACCCGTTCCACACGGCCATCACACGTTACGCTCGCGCACCCATTGCCTTCGTCAGAGAAGTTCTCCACGCGGAACCAGATCCCTGGCAACTCGAGGCGCTCAGAGCCATCGCCAGAGGCCACACCCGTATCTCCATCCGTAGTGGCCACGGCGTCGGCAAGACCGCCTTCGCCGCCTGGACGATGGTCTGGTTCGCCAACACAAGAGCCCCATTCAAGATCGCCGTCACCGCCCCCTCCGCTCCCCAGCTCTTCGATGCCCTCTGGCCAGAACTACGAAAGTGGTTCGGCCTCCTCCCAGACGGCTGGAAAAACCTCTGGGACATCACATCCGATCACATCACCCTCAAAGCCGATCAGGAATGTTTCATAACCGCAAGAACATCGCGAAGCGATAAGCCGGAAGCCATGGCCGGCCTCCACAGCAGCAGCGTCCTCCTCGTCGCCGACGAAGCATCTGGCATCGACGAAGCAGTCTACGAAGCGGCTGGCGGCTCCATGTCCAGTATCGGTGCCGTCACCCTCCTCATCGGCAACCCAAGCAGGGCCAGCGGTTTCTTCTGGCGAACCCACATGCTCGAGCGCGACCGGTGGTTCACCATGAAGGTGTCGTCGATCGACAGTAAGAGGGTCACCCAGGACTACGTCGATGAAATAGCGAAACGACACGGTATCGACTCAAATGTCTACCGCGTCCGTGTCCTCGGCGAGTTCCCTGAAGCCGATGACAACACCCTCATCGGCGCCGAGCTTGTCGACTCAGCCATGCAAAGGGATGTCGCCCCAGACCCCCAACAACCGATCATCTGGGGCGTCGACGTCGCCCGTTTCGGCACCGACGCATCCTGTCTCATCAAACGACAGGGCAATGTCGTCCTGGAAATGCCGAGACGTTGGCGTAATCAGGACACGATGCAGCTCGCCGGCGCCATCAAGGCGGAATACGACAGCCAAATCCAAACGAAACCCAACCTCATCGTCATAGACGTCATCGGCATCGGCGCCGGCGTCGTTGACCGCCTCAACGAGCAGGACCTCCCCATCCTCGGCCTCAACGTCAGTGAAGTCCCCAGCACCACCGGCAGATACGCCAGACTAAGAGACGAACTGTGGGTCCGCACCAAGGAATGGCTTAATACTCGCGCCGTCCGCCTCCCTAAAGACGACCAGCTCAGGGATGACCTCGTCGCCCCCCGCTACAATTTCCTCTCAGACGGCCGGCTCCAGGTCGAAAGCAAAAATCTCATGCGGTCCAGAGGCCTCGCCAGCCCTGATAGTGCCGACGCCCTCATCCACACCTTCGCCAGCCAGGGCCTCGGCATCGGTTCCGGCATGTCGGCTGGCCTGCACGACAAAAACCCGATCAGAATGGCTCTCACCCAGGCTGACTTCGCATGAATATGACGCTGGAAGAAGAGGACGTGACCGAGCGGGAGTATGAGGCGGCGCGCGTCGCGTTCGTCGCCGCCGGAGCCCGTATGACGGCCGCCAAAGCCAGGATGCGGCCTGTTTGGGAGGCGCGCGAGCGACGTAAGGAGAACGAGAAACTGGCGGCGCTCGTCCCGGTCGTCATGGCCATCCTCGACGGCGCCAGCAAGCAGCAGGTCCAGGCCATGCTGGAGAAAAAGCAGCCGCCTTACTGTTTATGGCATGTCGCCGACCGTTTCATCGATCCCCTTCTCACCTGGGAGGAGAGATACAGAAACCCGGATCTGCCTGAAACCCATACCGAGGCATGGTATCGGCGGATCACCGAGATGGCTCTCGAAAGATACCGGGAAAGGCTGGCCGCATGAGTATGAAACTCCCAGAGCTGGCCACCGCCATCGATGACCTCCTCGTCGGCCACCATGGCCTCGCCCACTCCCTCGCCGAGGATCATCTCCCGTTCACGGCCACCTTCGAGGAAGCCCTGAAACACTACCAAAACGGCCCCCTCCTCCACCTGTGGAACGAATGTCGGCTGGTCAACAACCTCAGACAGATATGGCTCGGTGCATGACCCCCACCGCCCACTACTCGCTGGAGACCATTCTCGCCGCCGAGGCGCGCGGAAAAGCCATTATGGCCGCTCATTTCGCTGGAAAAGCCGCCATACGCGAGGTCGATCATGCTTCCTCGCCGTTCTGGCCGCTGCTGGTGTCCATTCAGGAGTTCCTGTGGGACGAGGAGCGACGGCGCCCGAGGCGGGCGATAACGTGGCCCATACGCACGCCCGCGCAATGGAGAAAGCGCCGGAAGACGGCGTTGAGGATGCGTGAGGCTGGCGCGTCGCTGCGTGAAATCGGCGCTCGTCTCGGCATAACGGCAGGCGCCGTCAGTTCTCTCATTAAGCGGGCGCGGCGTGACAGGGATCAAAAACAATGAGCAGCACACTCGCCTCCGGCCTCCTCGCCCCAACGACGGGCCCAACACCACAAACGGGACCGCCACGGCTCCCCAATATTCCGGGCCTCATCCCCCAAGGGATGCGGCCGATCGATATCGGCACGACCGGCGACCAGATGATGGCCTTCCTGATCCCGCCGAAGCGGCATCCAAACGACCCGCCACCCGACAGTGATGACGCTCTCCCCGACAGCCTCAGGCCCTACGCGGCCGGCCTCAGACCCACCCAGCGCCCGGCTGGTGTCGACTGGCAGCAGGAAATTATCTTCGAGCGCCTGTCCAAGACCGACAGCCAAATAGCCAATATCGCCCGCCACTACTTCCAGGCGGCCAGAAACTACGATGATTACCTATCGAGACAACGCATCACCGCCAGTAAATATTACGCCGGCGAGCCAGACACCCCGCAAATCGAGGGCCGGTCAAACATAACCCTCACGATCGTCCGCGACACCATCAGGCAGACCCTGCCGAGCATGCTTAGGCTCTTCACATCCGTGCAAGACCCCGTCTCCTTCGAACCCTTGGCCGACGACACCACACCGGACGACAAAACGGCGACCCTCCTCGCCCGTCAGGCGACCGATTACACCAGATGGGCCCTGTTTACGGCCAATCCAGGTTGGCAAATCATCCACGACGCCCTCCTCGACGCCCTGACGAGGAAAGCCGGCTGGGTCAGGTGGTCCTGGGGCTCGAAACGCCAGGTCAGGACCGAGGCTTGCCAAGGCCTGCTCCTCCCGCAGTTGCAAATGCTCCTCGCCGAGCCCGGCATCGAGGCGCAGCGCATCTCGCGTCGGCCGATGACCCAGGAAGAGACCAAATACTTAAACAAAACGCCGGAGGGACAGATGTTCCTCCAGACCGGCCAGCCAGCCGAATACTGGGGCGCCACCCTGACGAGAACGGCACAGCGAGCGTGGCCCCAGATCGAGCATGTCCCGGCTGAGTGCGTCTGGATCGTCGCCGACGCCACAAGTGTCGAAACCGCCCGCGCTGTCTTTCACGTCCGTGACGTAACCGTATCGGATCTCATCGAGGCAGGCCTGCCGGAAGACAAGGTTCTCGCCCACCGCGACAGCCAGATGAACGCGAGACAACGTCAACAAATGATCGCCCGCGACCGCGCGCAAGGTCAGTCGGTCCAGGGATCTCCCCCACCCGGCGACAAGTCGATGGCGACGGTAAGATACGTCGAAGGTTTCATCCGTTGTGACACGGATGGAGACAATCAGGCGGAACTCATCCACGTCCACCTGCTCGGCAACGCGACGACCCTGATAAAGTGGGAACGCACCGACGAGATCCCATTAAGCTGCTTCACTCCATACCGGGAACCCGGCCGCGTCATCGGTCAAAGTCAGGCCGATATGGTCATGGACCTGCAACGGACGGAAAGCCGTGTCATGCGCGGCGTTCTCGACAGCCTGGGCCAGTCCATGTTCCCCCGCACGATCATGACGCAAGGCATGGCCAACCTCGCCGACGTGCGGCAAACCGCGATCGGCGCCATCATCCGCGTATCGCAACCAAACGCCGTCTCGGAACTCGTGAAGCCGTTCATGGGTAAAGAAGCCCTCCCGGTCATGGACGTTTTGGAAAAGATCAGGGAAAGCCGCACAGGCATCACCCGCGCATCGTCCGGCCTCACCGTCGATGAGCTGCAAAGCACGACACCGATGGCCGTCTCCCAGCAGGCCAGTGCCGCGCAGGACCGTCTCGACATGGTCGCCCGCACCCTGGCCGAAACGGGACTTGCCCCGCTCTACACTGGCATCCTTAAAATGATGGCCAGACAGCAGGACCGTCCCAACGTCATCCGTATCCGAAACAAATGGCAGGCCATCGACCCGCGCGCGCTCGCCACGATGTGGCAGACCGCCGTCAATGTCGGCGGCAAGGGCCTCCCGCAAGAGCGCCTCGCCATGCTCGCCCAGATCGCCCAAAAGCAGGAGCAAATCATGCAAATCGGCGGCATGGCCAACCCGCTCGCCGGCATCCCTGAATACCGAAACACGCTGGCCAGAATGCTCGAGACAGTCAACATCGGCGACGTATCCTCATACTTTAAGGAACTCCCCGAGGGCTTCACCCCGCCAGCCCCGCCACAGCAGCCCAGCCCCGAGCAGCTCCTCGCCCAGGTACAGAAGGAAAAGACGGCGGCGGACGTGGAAAATGACAGAGCCAAGGAACAAACCAGCCGCGCGTCCCTGCTGATGCAGGATGACAGGGAGCGCGACAAGTCGGCGCTCGACGCCTGGACGAAGACGTGGGTCGCGGCCGCTCAGTTCGGCACGCCGGCCCCGTCCCTGGATCAGTTCAAACAAGCAATGAAGAACGATGCGCCGGCTGTCGGCCTCCTCGGCGACCTGCCGCCTCCCACGTCAGCGCAGCCCCCGGCGGTAGGGCAACAGCCGCCAGGGCAGCCGCCCCGGCCACCGGGGCCGCCACCCGGGGTGCCGGG